TAAGAGGTATAGAACGTGCTTTGCGCCAACAAGTTGACCCTGATATAGAAGTAGAACCAACAAATGCTTATGAAGCACCCCGATTTGGTCAAGAACATCCATTTGGGGGATTAACTTATGAACAACAAATTGAAGCGAGGAGAAATAATGGCAACAATAATTACTGATGAATGTATTAACTGTGCAGTATGTGAACCCGAATGTCCCAATGAAGCTATTTCAGAGGGTGATGATTATTATGAAATAGACCCTGACCTCTGTACCGAGTGTGTTGGTTTTCATGGTGAAGAAGCTTGTCAAGAAGTATGTCCTGTTGACTGTTGTATTCCAGATGAAGATATAAGAGAATCAGAGGAAGAACTTTTAGAAAAAGCAATAAAGATTCATCCAGACCAAGAATTTCCAAAACTAGATGAGCTTACAAATAAAACATCTATCTTTAGAAATCCCGATAGAAAGAACGCAGGGTTATAATGTTTTTACAATTAGCGTTAAGTGTATCGCTTTTGTTCGGGGGAAACTGGTATATAGATAAACCGTATAAAAGTTTCCCCGATACAAAAGCATTGTTTATGGAAGAATGGCAGTGCGAGCAAGTAAAGACTGATAAAGAAGCTTGTATTCGTTTGGATGATGAATATGTTGGACTTTATAATAAGGAAGAAGAATGAGAATAGTTAAAATTGAAACAATTAAAAAACAAAGACGTATTGTTTATGAAATTCCCTTAGAAACATTGGTGAAATTTGGCCCAGAACCAGTATTTTGCAGTAGATTAAAACGTGAAGATTCAAATGTGTTGGAACAGCTTGATGATTTGGAAGAAGATTTTGAAGAAGAAGAAAGAGATGAATCTTCTGATGAAATTTCTAGCGTAGAATGGTTATTGGAAGATGATGAACTTTAATCCCCCCGAAGCAAGTGCGTTGGGGCATTAGCTCAGTTGGGAGAGCGCTGCCTTTGCAAGGCAGAGGTCGGGGGTTCGACTCCCTCATGCTCCACCAAATTTGAATTATGAATACAGATTTAAAAGATTTTATTTATTATAGAAAAAACTTTTTAACTAAAGAATATTGTAAAGAAGTTGTTAGACAAATAGAAAATGGTAATTGGCAATCTCATCATTGGTATAACCAAAGAACTGATGAGATTTTTGATTTTAGTTATGGCCCAAAAGCACTTAAAAATTCTCAAGGATATGTAGATTTACCATTAGATATTGAACAAACTATTACTTCAATAACTGATAATTTACATCCTATTATTTTTGAATATATTAAAGATTTAAATCTTGAATGGTTTACTGGCTGGGAAGGATATACAGAAATTAAATTATTACAATATTCCAAGAGTCAAGAAATGAAAACTCATTGTGATCATGTTCGGGATATATTTGAAGGAGAAAGAAAAGGTATTCCAATATTTTCGATTATTGGATTATTGAATGAGGATTATGAGGGCGGTAAGTTAATAATGTTTGATAGAGAAATAAAATTAAATGCTGGAGATTTAGTTATTTTTCCATCAAATTTTTTATATCCTCATAAAATTTCTCCTGTAACAGATGGCGTTAGATATTCTTATGTTTCTTGGGGATGGTAATAAATGCCCAATTAGCTCAGCTGGTAGAGCAGCTGATTTGTAATCAGCAGGTCGGCGGTTCGATCCCGTCATTGGGCTCCACTTATTTCTTAAATGGCGGTAAGTGTATTATATCCGATTCTAAAGGTTTTTCAGTTTCAAAGTTGTTATCAATATAGTTCATTTTATCAAAGGTAGGATCAAATTTAGTTATCTGGTCAAGGAAATCGTCAAGTTCATCCATGCCACCTTTAAGTTGTACGGTGGGCTGTATAATTCCATGAATACTTTTTCTTGAGGGAAATATACTCCTTTCCCAATGCGGAAATTTCATCTTACTTCTCCTTAATTGGAATTGATGTATTATTTATATAATTTAAGAGGTGAAAGATATGAAAATTAATAAAACCCACGCAGTATTTAATATGTTACACAATAAAAATAAGAATAAACCTTATGATATTGTAAGAATGTATTGTCGTTATTGTCAAGAAAAACTGGATATTCATGTTTATCATGCACTCGGTACTCTTGAGCATTATCAACTGGTTAATCTACCAGAAAAAATAGCTAAACATTTAGATACAAGAAAAATTGAATGTACTCATTGTAATAGAAATTTTGTATTAGAAAGGAGTACACAAGATAAGAAATCAGATTATCATTTAAAACTTGATTGTTCTAATATAGGGTCAGGTATGGAATCATGGTATGAAGATGCTATTCCGAAATATTCTAATGAACCATATGCATTATGATAAAATCTTTTTTCTGTAATAAAAATTGGTTACTTTGGGCATGGGGTGGACTGTTTGTTCTTTTAAGTTCATTGTGGGCTCAAGTGTCTTTGACTGTAGCTATCAATGAATGGTATGGTGGCTTCTATGATCTTATGCAAAACTCAGCATCATATTTCGAGAAACCTCAAATTGGTATAGATTTATTTTATGATGAATTGCTAGAGTTTACCATGTTAGCTATGCCTTATGTTGTTATTGCTACTATTACAAATTGGTTTACTAGAGTATATGGTTTAAGATGGAGAGAAGCTATAACATTTGATTATCTTCCAAGATGGAGAAATGTTAAAGAAGATATTGAAGGTGCTTCTCAAAGAATCCAAGAAGATACACATCATTTTGCTCAAATCATAGAGAATCTTGGATTGAAAGTTGTAAAATCTATAATGACGTTGATAGCATTTATTCCTGTCTTATGGCAGTTAAGTGCTAAAACAGATATTCCATTTATGGGTATGCAAGCAGGTTCATTAGTTTGGTTTGCATTGGTTGTATCTGTTGGGGGTTTGATACTTACATGGTTTGTTGGTGCAAAGTTGCCTGGACTTGAATATAATAATCAAAAAGTAGAAGCTGCTTTTAGAAAGGAATTAGTATTAGGTGAAGATGATAAAGAATCTTATTCGCAACCTACAACCATTCTTGAATTATTTACAGGAATTAAATTTAACTATCAAAGGTTATTTAATCACTATGGATATGTGGATGTATGGATTAACTCCTACGATCAATTTATGGTCATCGTGCCCTACTTACTGGTGGGCCCAGGCTTATTTACCAAACTTATAACATTGGGTATAGTTGTCCAAGTATCTAATGCGTTCCAAAAAGTACATGAAGGCTTTGGGGTATTTTTATACCAATTTACCCAAATAACTGAATTACGGTCAATTTATAAACGATTACAGGAATTTGAGGACAATCTGAGCCGTTATAAGGGATAAGCCCTTATTCTACCCTTAGTTTGGACAAATAACGGCTTAAATCGACTCTGAGAGTGTCAAAAAACCCTTTAAAATCAATGACTTACTAACCCCTTATTTTTCAATAGCTTACATTAAATTTTTTTCCTTGTGTATTAGGGGTGATTTTGGTATAATATATTAGAAAATAAATAAGGAGAAATTAAAATGAGTGAATTTATGGATAATTTATTAAAGTTTATTGGAGGCGTAGTTGTTATTGTTTCAGTTATAGGATATTCATTGGCTGTCATATTTTCACCAATCGGAGTTTTATGGTTAGTCTTAAATCATTAGGAGATATTATGAAAAACCAGAGAAATCTAAGAAGAAAGAAACTTGAAAAGAATTATAAGAAAAAATTAAAACGATTAAAAAGAGCAAAAGATAAAAAACAAGATGAATGGAATCGTGATAAGATTGAAAGAGATATAAGGAAAATTAGAAAAACTAGGGGAATAGGAAATGCCAAATAGAAAAGAAAGAGAATTAGAACCAGAAAGAGAACTTGAAAATCCTGAGCCAAAATCAAATAGTGAAAGACCTGGCAGGGATAAGTTATTTGAAAGAATGAGAAAAGTTGACCCTAAACAATCTGAAAAATATAAACAAAGGACTGGTGAGTGATGTTTCCTATTTGTGGATGGACAATTAAAGGTAAACCAGCAGTTATTGGATTTGCTGGAAAAGCAAGAAGTGGTAAAGATACTGCTGGAAAGTATTTGGTTGACAAATATCAATTTGCTCATTATTACTTTGCAAAACCTTTGAAAGAAGGTGCAAGGGCTATGTTCAATCTTACTGATGAACAAATCAAAAATAAAGAACAAGTGATAGAGCCTTGGGGTAAATCACCGAGGGAACTTTATCAGTTGTTGGGTACAGATATTGCTCGTTCTATTGATGTCAGAGTTTGGATTAAAAATGCAGAAATGTTTATTAAACGAAATTCTGGTTTATCGGTAGCTATTACTGATGTACGTTTTTCAAATGAAGCTGAGTGGATTAGAAGTCAAGGTGGCGTTGTTATATTACTTGAAAGTAAAACAAGGGGTATAACCAATCATACAGCACATTCATCCGAAAATGGTTTAAAGGATAGTGATATAGATATTACAATACAGAATGATGGAACTAAAGAAGAACTATATAATAAAATTGAGGCATTGAGAGGATGAGATATTTTCGTTATACATTAGAAGATATGAAGAAAGAGTCTGATAAGAAGTTATTTAATTATATAACCTTCTTTGCTGGAGGCGGTGGTTCTTCATCTGGATATAAACTTGCTGGTGGAAATTGTTTGTTTATGAATGAATTTCAGCAAGTTGCAGTAGATACCTATATGGCTAATTGGCCGGGAACTCCTCATATCTGCGATGATATTAAGAATATTACTGGACAGCAAATAATGGAGTTAGCAGGATTTAAAAAGTATGAATTGGATTTATTAGATGCAAGTCCGCCATGCCCACCATTTTCTATGTCTGGTACAAAGAGAAAAGGTTGGGGAAAAGAAAAGATGGCATACGGTATGAAACAAAAGAATATTGAGGATTTAACATGGGAAATGATTAGAATTGCTAAAGAAACCATGCCAAAAGTTATTGTTTGTGAGAATGTAAAAGGACTTACAATGGAGTATGCAGCTGATTATCTTCAACGAATGATTAGAGATACTGAAGAATTAGGATATACTACTGTATATAAAGTATTGCGTGGACAGGATTATGGTGTACCACAGAAAAGAGAAAGGGTATTCATGGTATCTGTTAGGGATGATGTTATGAAAGAAGTTGGATTAAACTTTATGACTTTAAGTAATGTCTTTCCAGATCCCGAAGAATATGAACCAACTATTAGGGATGCCATTGAAGATTTGATGGATGATTCTAATAATAAAGAAGAAGCAAAAGAACTTACAGATTTAATGAGAAATAGCTCTAAGGGTAAATGGATTTATGGTTTTGACACCCATCCAGATTATCCTGATTCTGGGCCATGTAAAGGTTTGAAGGGTGTGGACTTTAATGGTAAGGTAGTATCTATTGGTGATAATGTTGTTAAGCCATGGTTTAAAGAACAAATTAAAAAAGGTATCTTGAAACCCGAAGATGAAAAACATTCTTATTATATGTCAAGGATTGTGCCATGGGATCAAGCTGCACATTCTTTAACAGAGCAAGGTTTGCAACCAAGATTCATGGGTGGAAATCATATGCATCCAGAAGAATATAGGGTTTATACTCCAACTGAAGCTAAAAGAATTATGACTTTACCAGAGGATTATAAACTTACAGGAACAATAGATGAGAAACAAGCAAGGATGGGATTAATGGTTGCTCCATTATGTATGAAGTATCTTGCTGATAGTATCTATGAAAAAGTTATAAAGGTCTATAATGGAAAATACAATGGATAAAATAGAATTTTATGCGAGACTAGGTTTTAACGCTTTAAATGCTAGTAAACATCTATGGGATGAAGGTGTATCAACACATATTGAAAGGGCCCTTCCTAGACAGGGTATGTATCATCCAGTTTTTGATTGTGGTTCTATTAAAACAGGATTATCTACGATTGGAACAGGACATATACCTCAGAATCAGTTTCAAGAAAGGGGTTTAACTGAAGATCATTATATGGCACCCCAAACGTGTGGCAAATTTATTTTAGATACACCAGAATATTTAGAAGATTTTGAAAAGTTTTTTGAATTTTTTAATTTTTGTAGAAGGACTATTATTGTTACAAAAAAACAAAATGAAGAATTGAAACAATTAACCAAAAAAGAAAATGTATTGACAAAAGATAGGTATCATCATTTAGGTTATAAACTTTATGATAGTGAAGGCCTTCTTCCAGAAGGAAATCAAGTTTTAGATGTACCACATGATTATACAATATGGGAAGAAAAATTTATTAAAAATAGTTTTAGACCAGTTGTTGTTAAGTCGCCTAAAGCTAGCAGTTTAGTAGGATTTTTATGAAATACATTAAAGTTAAAAAAGATTATGGTTACGAAGAAACATTTGAAGAATGGAATGGGAAATTCCTAGATGAAAATGCTTATGATGAAGTAGTAACTGTAACAGAGGACACAGCAATAATGAAACCAGTTAATGCTGTTGATGGTTCAGATGTTCCATTAGCTTATGTTATTACTAATGCATATCCGAATGACAATGTAAGAAATACATTGATGTCAATAACAGAAACTACAACTATGAGAGCAAATGCATCTGGCCCCATTGACCCCGAAGAAATGAAAGAGAAAGGTTTGATTGAGGGTGATGATTATAGACTTAGAACACCAAATTCCTATCAAACAAAAACTAGGGATGGTGAATGGGGCATGATTGCTTATGCAAATGAAATTCATTCTGTTATGATAGGTTTTAAGAGAGGAAGATTTACTGGTGCAATAGAATCATCTGGCTGGACTAAAGATAATCCTGATAGATGGGAAGCACTACAAGAAATATCAAAGTATAATGAAGAAGCATTTAAGAAAGCAAATGCA